TCCGATCTCTTATTAGTCATAACTTGTCTGTCCCCGCCTCTTGAAGTTGCAGAGTTACTAATTATTCCTTTAGCACTACAGTTTAATGTAGTTCTATATTGAAATTCTTTTATCATAGCACCAGTATCTGGGTCCTGTGTATCTGCCTGTACGTAAACGTCTAGCAGCATTGGTAATACTGATGTTATGATATCCATTTTAGAATGTTGCCATTCCGTTAATTACATATGCGTTAAGAAGCTGGTCTGCATATAGATTTCCAGTTCCAGTGTGTGCGTCTGACATGTAGTCAAACTTCCAGTCGAAGGTACTTATACTCTTAACATACTTATTTTTCCATGCAGTATCTTTATCAAAGTATTGCTGCATTAAAATACGGCATGCTTCTTCAACATTGTCTGGCACGGATGGCCAACCAAATCTTCCAGAAATTCTATATCTAAAATCTTTTTTAAATGCTCCAGAAAAACCTCTATCATTAATTGACGGAGGAATTAATCCGTTAGAAGTATATGTAATATTATCAAGCAGGTCTTGTCTGTCTACTCTAATGCCAAAATTAGATTCAGATATAATTGGGTCATAAATCCAATCATTAACATTAGCAATATTATCTACTATAAGAACATCGTTCTCATAGAGTTTATGAATTTCATATATTCTATATGGAAGAGGCAATGTGTCTGAGCCATGCCCATATGCAACTTCTTGATCATCATAAAGATAGAATGACTGATTGCAATATTCTTCAATAAGTTTTCTGGCGTATTTCTCCGCCATTTGTAACTCATGGTAGGTTCTATAATTTGGATCGCTAACATCTGAGCCGATATTTAAATCTTCAATAACTTCAGATAAATTTGCATATGGAGTAACAACTTCTGTATATGTCGTATGAGATCCAGCGGTTGCAGAAACTGTATATGACCAAACAATCTTAAACTTTCTATTTCTACGGCAAAATGAGACTGGCAGGACAATTTGATATGTCCCCGAATCTGAGTCTAACTTTGTTGCAGTTATTGTTGTTTGAACTGTTGTTGGAAGAACAGTAGGACTAATCTTGACGTCTGAGGTAATATCATATACAGTCGCTACTACGCTTCCATCTGCATCGATAATTTCTCCGTCATAAAAGATTTTTGTCTTAATTGGTGAAGTTTGATCAATATATATCTCTGCCATTATTTACGTTTTAGATTAGCTATAGAAGTCTTGTGCTTCCTTTGGTGTAGCTGGTCTAAAACCCTCCTCTTTATCAAAGATCGCTTGTGCTATGTCTGAAGACATTGCTACAAATGGGTGCTCTTTGGTGAATGTTTGTCCCATAATATCATAACGGAAGTTTGGTCTAGTCATTCTAACAAGAACCATATCTGCTGTTAACTTTTGATTTTTATCGAATCTAGGAAGGACTTCTGTTTCTTCCGCCTCTTCTTCGATCTTCTTAATTGTTTGTTCGTACACTGCCCAGGTTACGCCTTCTTCTGATAGGGCTGCGATAATATCATTTTTGTTTTTTAAGCTGGTTGTTTCAACTGCAAAGTCCTCTGCAATTTTTTTTAGTTCTGCTACCTTTAGGGTGTCGAATGACATCTTATATTCTCCTTTTTCTAGGTCAATTAATTATAGCATTAGTAAATTAAAATGAGAAGCCCCCAAAATTAATTGGGGGCCTCTCTTGCGGATTTAATCCTAAATTATGAAGCTATTTTTACGTTCTTCACTACCACCCAAGCATCAGCTTGTTCGATCTGGACGCCAACACGAGTATACATTGTGTACTCAATTGAGTCCTTGCGTGGCCAGAAGAAACGGTAAACAGTTACATCACGCTTGATTCCAACAACAACGTTGTTAGGGAATGTCAAGTGGATATCTCCGTGGTTTCCTGTTTCTAATGTGTAGTCTCCGTCTTGCGCTTCATTAAGAAGTGGAACTTCAACAATTGGAATACCAAATGCATAAGGTGCTACGTAACCTGCTGGTCCTGAGACTGGCTGTACATCGCCACGGATGATGCTTGAAGCAATATCCTGTGGAATTGTCTGGTTAGTACCAATGCTGTTTGCATATAGGAAATCTTGGATCAAGTTTGATCCAACTAGGAAGCGAAGATCAGCACGACGCTGCTTATACTTACGTGGAAGAGACTTTAGTGCAGAGTTAAATGCTGCACGAGTAATTGCTGCTCCACCGTGATCTACAACATGTCCGTATGTCTTGGCCTTCTTTACGACGCCATCAAATGCCTTGTATAGGTTATCTGATGATAGTGCTGTGTTACCGTTTAGGATAACATCTTCAATGTCGTTTCCTGCTTGTGTTGCCATCATTCTGGCAATATGATCTTCTAGATCTGGACCTTCAATGTTGTCTTCTAGAGACTCTGTTGAAAGTTCCCAATCTAAACGAAGCTTCTTTGTTGTCAAAGAAATCTTTGAGAATGAGACTGCTGAGTTGCCACCAGTTGTATCAGCTTCGGTTGCTAGAACCATAAGCTTTTCTCCTACTGACATACGGTCAATCTCTGTTGTATCTGCTCTCATTCTTACTGTACGGGCGACTTTACCAATTACGGTTGCATCGAACATATAGTCAAGGAAGCGAGCCGATTGCTCTGGGTTAAGGAGTCCACCTTCACCCTCAGAGCCGATGTGTACTCCGCTAGTAGCTACTGCGGAACCTGTCATGTTACCTGTAACGTGTGTGTTAGCAGCTACTGACTTTTCTAATAATTCATTGCTCATATATTTTCACCTACCTTTGTTTATCTAATTAATTCGTTTACGGAACCGAGGAAAGAACCGTTCCATTTTGATTTCTTTATTGTACTTACTTCCTGAGACCCGCCAAGGTCTGAGGACTTCTTAATTGCAGTCTCACCTTCTACTGCATCGACACGCTTTTGTACGCCATCAATCGTGTTTCTGATATCTTCAACAGCCTTTGAAAGGACTGCGTGTTGTTCTGCTAGCTCTGTGATTCGGCCATCAATGCTCTTGCTGAAAGTTTCAACTGTTTCTGTAACAGTCTTAACCTGCGCTGCATTTGCATCTGTAGCCTTGCTTAGAGTTTCTGAGAAAAAGCCTTTAAGATCGCCCAACATCTTTGCAAAATCAGGTTCATCAACCTCAACTTCGGATACGTCGGCTGCTTTTTCCAGAGTTTCAGCAGAAGCGTCTGCTACTGCATCTTCTGCAGGAGCTTCTTCAGCAGCTGGTGTTTCTTCAACAACAGGTGCTTCTTCAACAACAGTCTCTTCAACTGTAGTGTTTTCTGTATTTTCTGACACTTCATTACCTCCTTCTGCGTTTGCCTGTTTTGCAATTGTTTGTGTTTCAGGCAACGTGGATCTTGACTTGTATAAATCAAGAATTCTATCTATCTCTTTTGACTTGTTTACATCTGATGATTCTACCCAACCGATTAAAGTTGCTGGCTTACCAGAAATTGGTGAATCTAATGTCTTGTCTGTTGATACAAAAACAGAGTTACTTTCTTCGCAATAGAAAATATTTTCTGTAACTACATCTGCCGCCATACCTTTAAATATCATCTGTCCGTTCATCTTCTCAATTGATAAGATGTTGCACAGTTCATTTGCTGGTGAATCTACAATTGAAAGTTCAACTAGTTCATAGTCTTTAATGAAACGAACTGTCTCACCATTTGACTTGTTAACTTCGTTGTCTGATTCTAAAATTTTTCCGCCGATTGAAAATCCTGCTAGGGTGCCATCTAAAACCTTTTCCCATGTGTCTTGTGCGCCTTTTGAAATATAAGATGTAACATAAACACCGTTATAGAAAGCTTTTGAAATTGGGTCATAGAAAGTTTCTGGCTTAAATGATACAACCTTGCCAACTGCAAGTGGCTGATGCATTTCTCTTAGATTCCCACGGAATCTTTCAAATGCTTTCATGCTGGCCTCTGCTGTAACTACATCGCCAGTTTGATCAATATTGTCTAGTGTTGCAAAACCTGAAACAGTTCTCTTCTCACGATTTACTTTTGTGAAGGGGACTGATAGATGGAGGTTATTTCCATTTGAAGACCAGTTAGATTTTTCAATGTTCATATGCTTAATTTTATCTATTTGTAGATAAAAAGGCAAATAGTGGTTGAGTAAAGTTATTCAACCTGTCTTCCGTCGCCCTGAGCATTTCTTCCTTCACCTGAAATGTCTGGTGAATCACCCTGTCTTTGTTGATCTCTGACACGAGTATTATTAGCCTGTGCTCTAATTTCAGCCTGCTGTTGTGGCTTTAATTGAACCATATCGTCTCCGCCGTCCAAGGGAATCATGCCCTTTCTAATACGGACTTCATTTGGAGTAATTACCTGCATTCTTAAATATCTTTCATCAATCTTAGATTGAGTATCCTCATCTGTAAGAGTTAATTCATTGAATTTAAGAGAAAGAGCATCTGTTTTTTCTTCAATAATTTTATTTAATTTCTTCTCTAATGTCATTTGTGCTGGACGACAAACTTGCTCTTTAAATGTCTTATCAGCATCTCTTGCCACCGCTAAATTTACACCCTCTGGGGTTCCAATTTTATTAATTGGTACACGGTGAGCCAAAAGAATTTCATCTCTATTTGCCTTGCGGTAAAGATTAAATGAAGATTCTTGTGTGCCCGCCTCAATTGGTTCCATCTTAAATTCAACCTTTGAGTCTGGGCTATCTGCTGGAAGAGGAATATATAAAGATCTGTGATTTTTTCCTCTTAAGCCTACCTGGAAAAATTCAAGCAATTTTCTTTCTGATTCTGGGGATAGCTTTGCTCCCTTTACTGTAATAATATATCTTGGGACCGCCTTATTTTCAAAGTAGTCTAGGTTATATTTACCAGCAAATTCATTTCCAGCCAATGCGTTCTGGGCTGCAATAATGTCTGGGATTCCATAATAGTTATTTGTTGGAGTATATTTCTTTAAATGAATAACTTCGTTTGGTCTGTCTTCTCCGCCTGCGATTGGGCTCTCGGTATCTACGTCTCCGAAGTTTCTAAAGTAAACAGCCTTGCCGTAAAGCAATTGAATAAAGCCGTCTCTTAATCTACGTACTCTCATTGTCTTTGCTGGTATGTGCCCAATGTATCCGATGTTGCCTGAAGTTGTTCTGCTGATTTCAAGGTAGCCGTTGCCAGTTGCTTCTAAGTCTGTGTAAACCTTAATAAGTGTTTGTGTAAAAGTATCTTCATCGTTTGTTGAATCAAGCCACAGCTGTAAGTCTTGCTTTAATTTATTAAGCTTTCTGCGGGCTCTTTCTAATTGCTTGTCGTCTGTAATAGAATCAAATGCGTCGTTGGTTTTTCTTGTCTCAGAAAAATCATAGCCTAGTCCAACAATGTTTGCCACCTTCGCATTAATTGCTGCGTAGTTATAAGTTGAAATTTCATAAATTCTTGAAAGGTATTCTTGGTTATATGGTGGCTCCACAAGGTCGAACATTGCATAGCCAGTAACCGCCTGCTGTAATAGGTTTTGCTGTGTTCCAGTTCCTTCTCTGCCTGCAAATGCTTTAGAGAACTCTCTTCCCATCTTACGGCGGAAAGTAGAACTTAATCCAGATATTTTTCTTAAGTCATCCTCTTCAATCATAAAGGGATCTGAATGATCTTTTTCTTTCTTTAGTTGAAATAAATCAGAGGCAGAAGAAATTTGAATTCTGTCTGTTGACTCTAAATCGTTATCTTGAATAAACTCCATGATTATCTCCCTGGTCCACCTATTGTTGGATTCTTTTTATTATAAGCCGCTAGCTCATCTTTGTAATTTCCAATATCAAATGGGTCAGGAATTAATCCTTGATCAAGCCTTGCCTTCTGATATTCAAACTGTTCGTCATCAATCTTACGTCTATTGGATAAAAATTTAGGCTGACCAACGTCAATTCCAAAGGATGAAACCTCTGATGCAAGCGCCGCCATGTTTGCCTTATTGCCTTTATGTGATGCTATCGATAAGTAATTGCCCTCATCATCGCCGATCCATCTTCCGTCTGGCATTTCCCAAACATAGATTCCAAGCGTGGTTTCCTCAATTACTGTCTGATTGACCTTTTTAATCTCCATAGTATTTTATTTTACCATTCTTTGGTATCAAAGTCCAGCTTTTTGTCAGGCTATGTGACAAAATTATGTGTTTTGGATTACAATCCAGTCATTATCATAGTAGTCTACAGAGTTTTCTGTCACGGTCATAGACGGAGAATTATCGTCGGCTACCGTAGAAACGTTATTATATAGATATAGGCCATAGTGTGTTGAAACATCTGTTGCGGTAAATGCTCCTGCATATAACCCGAAGCTCTGGAATAATGCAGGTACTGCGCCAGAGGAAGAATGTGAAAGCTTTATTTGTCCGCTAACTGCGCTAGTGAAAACAATTACAACATGGTGTAACTCGCCTAATTTAAATACATTTGAGACACTTGTCTCTGATGCCTTATTTACGCCATTTACATAGATAGCAGCTATATTAGTTTTACTTACAGTTCCGCCGCCTGACCATGAATAGTTTGAGGCAGCATAGGATCCGCTAGATGCTGTTGAGATAAATCCGCTAACTGTCAATGCATACGGGGTATAGAAAAATTCTAATGTTTTAATTGAGGAGGTTGTATTAATATAAAACCCAGAGCTTGCAATAGTCCTTATTCCATTTTTAGCATTTCTTGAAAGAATTGGATGCTTGTTGTTTCCAATTGCTATATCATATACTGAGACTCCAACAAGTCCTTCTAGTGTAGAAATATAACTGGAGCTATTTGAGGCGTATGCAATTTGATTATTATAAAATTTAATTTGAAGAGTAGACAATTTAGGCAAATACTTGCTGCTATCTGTTGTTGACATAG